GGCATGACACCAATCAATCCAGATGGTGAAAACCATGAGTGAGCTGCACACCAAAAAAGAAAGGGCCTTTCGGGGCCCTTTTTTACGTCAAAAAAAAGATGAAAATAATGTATATAATTAGTTGCACATAGTTGCAATCTTTAGTATATTAAATATGTGAGACATTTAATTAACAAACCAATAGGAGAAAAAAATGGCTGAAATAAGAAAAACCATTAGGAACCATCCATATTATATTTATTTAAGGGATGGCACTAAAACAGCTAACAGACGACCAGAGCGATTCGAGACTGTATCAGATGCAAAGGATCATATTTGGAATAGATTTATCAAAGGTGGTCATTATACAGATGAACATGAGCTTATATTTGACATCTACAAAGGTGATCCAGGAACATGCAATCCAAGCCGAGACTACATTAGGAGCTTGAGAACTGGATCAACTGTTTTTAATTATAGAGTCGGTTATACCGGGGAGGTAGCGTAATGTTTGATGTAATTAGTTATGACGAGCATGGCAAAGAAGATAAAGCCATGGCAAAGAAACTTAAAGACGGATTTGCAAAAGTGTACGACAACATGTGCAAAGAATGTCTAGGCACTGGCAAAAGAAAAATTACTTTCGAGGATTGCTTTGGCAATCCAGTGCCAGAGAAAACTGTTTATTTAAAATGCAACTGTAAGGAGGTAGCGTAATGGCATTAGAAACTAAAATTAAGTCAATCATTGATCCACTTATAGAAGAAGTCAGAGAAACGTGTTTCGTGGAGGGTGCCAACCCTTCCGATGCTGAGTGCTTTGGTTTAATTATGAGCAAATACATGGTATGGAATTGCGAAAATATTGTTGGAGCAACACTAGATGCTCTTGAAGATTCCAATTACCATAGTCTCAATACGGCTTTTGAAAAGACCTACAACGATTGGGCAAACCATAGGGATGTTGCATAATATGACTGAAATAAACAAAATATTTGTCGATATGGATGGAGTCTTAGCCGACTTTGAAAAAGGTATTGAGCTGCCGATGTTTCTCAACGGCCCGTTTACCAACAAAGACGACTACGACTCCCGGAAGAAAGAATTATCCGATAAAGGATTGTTTGCAGCTCTACCTCTGATGCCCGGCATGGAGCTCCTGGTTAATTATCTAAAGAATACTGGGATCCATTGGGAGATCTTGACGGCCTCTGGAGCTATAAATAGGCCAGTGGTTGTCAGAGACAAAACGATTTGGGTAAACAAGCACATACATCCAAAGCCGATAGTCACCTCTACATTAAGAGGCGCAGAAAAAGCGGTTTTCGCCAGGCCATCGCATATCCTTATTGATGATAGAAAATCAAACATCGATGCTTGGACCAAAGCTGGCGGTATTGGCATCCTGCATACCACAGCTGAGAATACAATCGAGGAGCTCAAGTCACACGGAATAAGTGCTATTGCACAAATGACCGCCTAGTAGTATCATCAAAGTGTAGAATAAATGTTGCGGGCATGGTGCTCGTAATGGTCAATATATATTAAGGAGGCTGTTTATGACTACACATTTCACTTCTGGTGTTACCAATGTTGCCGCTGGCGGTACGCTTGGTAAGATCAAACAACTAGATCCAACGAAGTATCATATTTTTCACGATGATTTTGATAAATACACTGCTGGCGATTGGGTAATTACAACGACCGAAGGCGGCACGGGAGCTGCAACCGAGGCACTAGGGGACGGAGATGGCGGATTATTAGTTGTCACAAATGACGATGCTGATAACGACGCTGATTTCTTCCAGTGGGCTGGTGGTTCTGGTGGCGTGATTGAATCATTTAAGTATGAAACTGGTAAACAGTTGTTCTTCAAATCTCGTTTTAAAACTTCCGATGCGGATGCAACAGATATTGTAATGGGATTACAAATTACTGACACGGCGCCTTTGGATGTATCAGACGGCATATTTTTCTTGCTGACAGATGGAGATGAAACTCCTCAGTTTATTGTTGAGAAAAATGGAACGCAATCTACATTGTCATTACCGAATGATATGGCAGACGATACTTTTATGACGCTTGGATTCGTTTATGATCCAAAAGATCAAAAGTTTCATGTTTTCCAAGACAATGTTCTTGCTGGAACTGTTGTAAATACAAATGCCCCGGACGACGAAGAGTTAGCAATATCTTTTGGCGTACAAAACGGCGCTGCTGCGGCGAAGGTTCTTACAGTTGACTATATAACAGCTGGTAAAGAGCGTACAGCGGTTACAGAGCTGTAAGGAGTAGATTATGGCTGATGCAGTAACTTCACAAACTATCCAAGATGGTGAGAAGACTGCCATACTGAAATTCACCAATGTCTCTGATGGCACTGGTGAATCAGCTGTTAAAAAAGTAGATGTTTCTGCCCTGGCAACAAATAGTGCCGGGCAAACATGCACCTCTGTTTCAGTAGCAAGAATCTATTGGGCCACATTTGGTATGAGCGTCAAACTAGAGTTTGATGCAACATCCAATGTCCTTTTGGTTCATTTGCCAGCTGACAGCACCGGGGATGAATACTATGATTTATTTACTGGTATTCCGAACAATGCTGGAAGCGGAGTAACTGGAGACATTGATTTAACAACTGCTGGACACAGTAGTGGCGATGCTTACACGATCATTTTGGTTCTGAATAAGAACTATTAATGGCGGCCATTTCGGATGTAAAAAGATTCCCTAGCGGTAGTATTTTCTGCCGCTGGGAAAATTTTTATGATTATAATTTTACTTGGTAGAAAGACAGGAGAAGAATATGCCAAAAGTAGATGGGAAACATTATTCATATTCGCCTAAAGGCATTGCTAAAGCAAAAGCAGCAGCAAAGAAAAAAGGTGTAAAAGTTAAATATAGACATGGCGGTATGGCCGGAGGCCCAGCAGTAGGAACGGGCAGCGGATATATGGACAGGATTTCTGCTCCAATAGCAAGAGCAAACAAAAGCACTACAAGAGCTATGCCAAGAATGATGAAAAAAGGCGGAGCTGCTTGGAAAAGTGAGAAAAAAGCGAACCCAGGCATAGGTAATTGTCCAGCGTCCGTAAAGAAAGCCTTGTAAATTAGATGGCAACCTCGGGTAGCAAAGATTTTGAACTAGATGTAGCAGATTACGTCGAAGAAGCATTTGAACGCTGTGGCGTTGAGCTCAGAACTGGCTATGATTTAAAAACAGCTAGGCGAAGCCTTAATCTTATGTTGGCAGAATGGGCCAATAGAGGCCTTAATCAATGGTCCATAAAAGAAAAGACTGTGGCCATGGTTAAAGACACCTTGACTTATAACATTGATACTACTAATGCAACTGCTCCAATAGATGTCCTGGATGTTTTTATTAGAGAAACTGTTAATTCTGAAATAACAGATATTCCGATGTCTAGGCTAAGTCGAGCGGAGTATTCGCATATAACTAATAAATCGACAACTGGAAAACCCAATCAATTTTTTGTCAACAAACAACTGACACCTACAATTTCAGTCTGGCCAGCTCCAGATAAAAGCAGCACTTATACAATCTATATGAATGTTTTAACCAGGATGGATGATGCGGATGCCGGGGCAAACACGCTAGACATGCCGTTTCGGTTTTATCCTTGCTTGGCCGCTGGTCTAGCTTATTACATTTCATTGAAGAGAGCTCCAGATAGAGCACAAATGTTAAAAGCATTATATGAAGACGAATTTGCCAGAGCTTTGGCACAAGACGAAGATCGTGGATCTTTTAAAGTTTCACCGGATTTGAGGAGTTATAATAACGCATAATGGCATTTGCAGCTGGTAAATACGCTTACGGGATCTGTGACATTACTGGATTTCGTTACAAACTTCAAGACATGAAAATGACTTGGGATGGCTTACTTGTGGGCCCAGATCAATGGAGTCCAAAACACCCACAGCTCATTCCAAAACCTTCTCCGAATGATCCGCAAGCTCTAAAAAATGCTAGGCCAGATACCGATGAAGACAACACAAAATTTTTGGTCTACACTAATGTTGGAAATGGAAAATTGGGCGCAGTTTTGGACACATTTTCTATGACAATGAGTGTTGGTGAGGTTACAGTAACGACATGAGCTTTACATACGCAACACTTAAAACTGCGGTCCAAGATTACCTGGAGGTTTCTGAGTCAACATTTACGACGCAGCTTCCAAACTTTATTAAAGAATCAGAAGATCGTATTTTTTCTTTTGTGCAGCTTCCAGAACAAAGAAAGAATGTCCAGGGCACTCTGACAAGCGGCAATCGATTCTTGGCAACACCAACTGATTTTTATGCACCAATGAGTTTGGCTATTATTAGCTCAAGCACATACGATTATTTAGATTTTAAACACCCATCGTTTATTAAAGAATATTCTCCAGGCACGACAACATCTACGCCTAAATATTATTCTTTGTTCGATGAAGCAGCTTTTGAAGTTTCGCCAATTCCAAATGCGAATTTTGACGTTGAACTTCAT